GCGGTTGCCATTCCATTTCGGGATGTAAGTGTACTTATTGGAAATATTAATCTTCACAAATCCTCCTTAACTTGAATACGTAGCGAGTCCGGCGGAAATCTGAATCGAGCCACTGAACGGCACCAGGCCGTCAACGGCCCCGCCGATGGTGAGCGCGGTAATCGGTCCCGAACCCTTCCAGCCTGACTTTGAGCCGGCAGTCCGGTTGACCAGACAAGTCACGGTAGTCAGTGAGTTGGTAGCCGTGGAGCGGAAATTATTGGTCAGCGCCACGTTAGCCGTCCCGGTAGTCGTGTAGTACCCGGCGAAATCCACTACCGCGCTCCGCAGACCCGGAGCATAGGTCCGGTCGTCTGCCCCGAAAGCAGTATTCTCCAGCGCGTCGCCAGTCCAGCTAATTGTCCAACTATTGAGCGCGGCCACTTCGTTGGTGCTGATATACAGCGCACCGTCCCATCCCTTTTTGATAGCCATGTTGTACTCCTTACACCGTGCTCATGCCGCCGGAAATCTGCACCGACCCCGAGATAGGTACCAACCCATCCACCGCACCGCCGATAGTGAGCGCAGTAATCGGCCCAGAGCCACGGAATCCGAGCCGAGCCGTGGTGCGCTTGTAGTAGCAGTACACCGTCACGGCGGTATTGGTAGCGTTGCCCTTCATGTAATCGACAAAATACTTCTGGCCGGCCTTGGTGGATTCGTAGTAACCGGCGAAGTCCACAACGGCGCTGCGCTCCCCCGGGTCATATGTCCGGTCATTTTGGCCAAAGCATGTCTTTTCCAGCGCATCCCCGGTCCAGCTCAGGGTCCAACTATTGAGGTTCGCCACCTCCGAACTTGCGCTGGTAGTTCCGACGTACAGCGCCCCGTCCCATCCATTACGAATAGCCATATCTTCTCCTTGATTTAGGCGTCCTTGTATTGCACCAGCGCATCAAAGGTAGCCTGGAATATCCCTTCTTCTTCCTCAACCGGGAAGGTAATGATACCCGTGCAGTTGAGTGTATATATCGTCATCGAGTCCATCGTGGTAGCATACTTGTCGAGGCGATTCCGCACCGCCGTGGCCGCCTTGAGTGCATCGAAGCGGTTATCATCTATGATATTTATCTGTACCCGCGCCTGCCCGGTATCCGATGAGTTAAAGAACATCGGCGTGTGCGGGTCAGATACTACGGAGTACACGCAGAAAGGCTTGGTAACATCCTGCTCGGCTTGTATGAAAAACACCCTGTCACCTACAACATCATGCACCGCCGTCGAGGATTTCAGGTCATACATGATAGCCTGTTCGATATAACTACTTGCCATGTTTTAGCACCGCCGCATGAATCGCCTTGTTTAGTGTCCCCTGGAACTTGCTCTTGCTCTCGTCAAATGCTTCGGTCAGAAACCGCCGGCCTTCCTTGCGCCAGAACCCACCCCGGACATGCACTTTGTATCCATATTCAACGTATGGCGCATATTCGACATTCGTTCCCACATAGAGCGTATGAAATGTGGCCGGCATGCTCACGACATCATCCCGCTTGGCCGGCGCCTGCGGTATGCTCGCTGCATCTTCTTTCTGCCCATGAACAGCATACGTGATACTGCCCGCCAAACGGCCCGTTTTCACTGGCGCTTTCCTCGATGCAAGGCCGGATAAAGCGATACCGATAGCGGTTAGTCCCTTGGTAATCGCATCATCAAACGCCGTGTTCCAGTCTGTATTTGTCCAGGGATGCTTTGTGTCAGCCATCGAGTTTCTTCAATAGCACGTTCTTATGATGTCCAAAGTTAAACGTGTCCTTAATGAACACCACGTCAAACGTTTTTCCGCTCCACTTCAAGTGGTCCCGCTCGTAAAAGTTCACCGTGTCCGAGCAGAACAGTTTCCAATCCGCGAGCACCGTCTTTTTATCCTCAGCCAGCACTTCATGCCCGCCCATGGGGTTAATCGCGCCGAGGAATGGGTCTACCAGCGCCGATGTAGACCAAGCCACCTCATCATTCCAGCCCGTCGAGGTGGTGCGGGTCATTATGCTGATGCTCTCGGTGTAGTAGTTGTCAATCATCGCAAAGACGCCTTCTTGAACTTCTTCAGGCCGGCCAGCACTTCCTCGGGATACCCGCCGCTGTCCAGTGGCGCATAGGTAATCGAGTAGTCGTCGATGGTTTCACTCAGAGCACCGCGTGGTTTGTTGCTGGTGATGTTGTGCCATATCATCTGCGCGGCATACCGTTTCAGCGCCTTCGGCCAGTTCACCTTCGATATTCGCAAGGTGCCTATATAGTTATTCTCTGATGTACTATTCGGGTCTTGCGTCTCTACCGCGCCCGTGGAAGATAGCGTCAACGTACCCGCCGCTGCTGTCACTACATGATGCACCCCGACGTTGGAATACCCACCCTCGATGCAGATATCCATGCCCGAGCGGAACCCCTTCTGCAAGAAGTAGGAATCATCGTCGGTGATTTCATCCGGGTCGGCGGTCCCGGTAGTCGTCGAGCCGCGAGTAATCACAATCGCGCTCCCCGATTCCCGGTAGATGTAGCCATCCTGGAAGAACGTATTGAGGTAGGTACAGATGTCATCCTGCACGTAAGGGATAAGCGTATCGATGCGTATATCGTAGGTGGTATCTGTCAGGTTGAGCAGATACTTTACCTCGTCTCTGGTAATGAGCGCCATTTACTTACCCTTTTTCTTTTTCTTCGGACGTATCTTCCCGCCGTACTTTTTGTCCCACCTGGCCGCTATCTTGGGATGCCGAGCATGCATAAATGCTCTTTGTTTAGCCGACCGATACGGCATAGACTTAGCTCAGGAAAGCCGCCGCTTTCGCCATGTAGGCCACGGCCCGGCCTTTCACAATCGTGATAGCCGTTATCTTGCCAGTAATTTCAGAATTAGCAGCCAGCGTATCGGCAGAGGTGAGCGCGGCAGCACTTACCCACGCGCTGTTTGTCATGCTCTTGGCTACCCAACTGGTAAGGCCCACAATCCGATACGCCGCCCCCGTGGAAGTGGCAGTAAACGTGTGCGCCCCCGTTGATAAATATTTGCACTTGGCCAGGTTGTTCGCCATGGCCAACTGCCCTATAATCGCTGTCTCGTTCATGCTATTGACCTCTCAAGAAACTCTACGTCTTTTATCGCGCCCTGTTGCTGGTAGTAGTTCTGCTTGACCTGTTCCAGTTGCTGCTCAAGTTGTTTCAATCCCTGATTTAGCGCATCTTTGCGATTCGCAAGGTCGCGTTTCATTTTCCACTCTTTATCGTATCCGTACAGATAGCGACACTGTAAAACAGCACTTGGCCCCTGCACGTGCACCGAGATACCATTCGCCTCCGCGATACCAAGCCAGAACTCGCAGCACGGCAACTGGTATCCGTATTCCTCATCCGCCGCCATGTGAACGCCGAATAACGCGATATGCCCGACCTTTTCATACACGGCATGGGCTATCATGTAGGCTATGCTATTCGTGAAGTTCCGGTGGAACCCTTTGCTAATCTCATCGAGCGGATACTTCTTACTGCCAGGTATTTCCGGGTATGCCTCTTGCATCCAAATCTCGCACTTGGCCTTATTGAGTAACCGGTCCTTCACGTCGGGAAGCGACCAGTATTCCCGGTCGTGCATCTCATATAACCTGTCCCATCGTTTGAAGGCAGGATAGGTCAACGCACAGGATATGCTCCATATCTCAAACTCTTTATCTTCATACGGAGCCATCGGAAGTGATTCCGCCGTGCCGCAAATGGCAATCTTTCTCATCTTCTTCGGTGCGGTACTTGCCGCGCTCGTGCTTGTATCCACTATCACCTCACTTGTAAAATTGGGCGGGTTGCCCCGCCCATGTCATTCAATCAAGATAGCCGAGATGCCCTTGACGTTGCACCCGGCAGCCGAACAGCTAATGGTAATGCGCTCGTTGGAATCCTTGAACCGGCTAACCTCCAGCGGCCCGATGAACGCCAGCCGCTTGGAAGAAGCGCGGTTCGAGGTAAACTGAGCGGTGAGCGCACCCGTCAGATGGTTTGACAGCTTGATGACCGTGCTGCCCTTATTGACCTTGATACGGTTCTGCGCCGAGGCGGAGGCCACGTTGCTCGCCGTAATATCCGCCACGATGATGATACGGTCGGCCTTGTACCCGGTGAGGTCAAAGTAGACTCCCGAGCTGGCCGCCGTAGTCAAAGTGGCAAAGGTCAGGTAGGCAGGGGTCGTGCTGTTCAAGGAACTCTTATTCATATTCAACAGAGTCCCAGCTTTTGCAGCCATACCTACTCCCGTGAAAAGGCTGGGAGTTTCCCCCCGGCCCGTGTGTCGTTATTCAATTATGATCGCACCAATCCAACCGACATTTGTTCCTTTGGTGCAGTTAATATTAATCCGTTCGTTCGAGTCCTTGAACCTCGACAGGTCAAACGGTCCGCAAAACTGACCTTTAAAATTCGTAGCCGCCACGTTGGAAGTCCCCCGGATTTCAAGGTCGCCCTTTCCATATCCAGAAAACTTCTGATTAGTGCAGCACTGAATCCTAATTTGAGTCGCGGTCGTTCCGGCGACGTTGGTAGCGGTCTTGCAGATGGCAAGGATAACCTTGTCACCCTTATACCCGGTCAGGTCGATGTAACAACCTGTAGCCGTATCCACCGCGCACCATTCCGTCATGGTCTTCTGCGAGGTGCTATCGCGAGTCGTCAGAAACAGAGGGCTAAGTTTGTTACGAGCCATACCATCACCCTCCCGTTAGATACCGTAGATCGTGCTGGAAGACTCAGCAGTGTAGTCCACGTACAGAACGCCCAGAGTGTTCGGGCGCACCACCTTGATGCCGTAGACCAGTAAGCCTTTCACCAAGTCGGTGAACTGCTTGGCAGGCCGCACGGCCTCCACGTTCAGGAGCTGAACCACGAGCGCGATGGTCCCGGAGTAGCCGCACATGATCTTGCAGTTATCAGCCGCCGGCACACCACCGGAGACGTTATTGCTCACGTATACGTTAAAGCCCATGAAGTTCACAGGCGCACGGCCAGACATAATCTGAGCCGAGTTGTCCGTGTTGCGGATGATGCCCGCGAGCACCATTTTCTGCGCGAACCATGGCGGAACTACCATCCACCGGCCGGCCTGCGGCACGTTGGCTTCGTCCAGTTTCCACTGCGCGTTAGAGAAACAGCGAATCAGAACGTTTGAGGAAACATCCTGCCCGGAGGTGGCGGAAGTACCGATAACGGTGATACCCGCCTCGGTGTACTTCGCGGCAATCGCCTCGTCGATGTTGTTCCGCAGGCCCCACATCGCCTCATCAGTAGCCTCGGCCAACACGCCAGGAGTATTCTGCGCCTTGTCGATGTCCTCCATCTGGAAGGCGAAGTACTTGGCCTGGTCGATTTTCAATTCCTTCTGAGCATCGGTCAGATACTCCCAGGTAATATCAGAGGTGCTCCCGCGAGTATAACTGCGGATAGTCACCGGCCCGATTTCATTGATCTTCACCGTGTCACCATAGGCGGACACGAGTCCCTCATATTCGCGGTTGCAGACCTTGCCGAACACAAGTTCCTCGTTCAGCCGGCTCAGGATACGAGTCGACCAAATCGTCGGAGCAAAGTTTCTAATAGACATATATGCCCCTTAACCTGACATCACAGGTTCGTTGTATTTCCCCAACAGTGCTTTCCAATCGTCGGGGTGTTCTTTGTGCCACCGCTTAAAATCATCGATTGGCATCGCAGCGATTTTCTTTAATGTCATCTCTGGCGATTCTCCAGCACCAGCCGAGGCCGCCGCTGCGGGTGCGGCAGGCTTGGGACCGGAGGCCAGTCGTTCGTTAATCTTGGGATTAACGTATTTGCTATCGAGGAAGGTCAGCAGGCTTTTGATGTCCGCCTCGATTTCCTCTGGTTTCTCGCCTTGGATTCGCGGCATGAAACTCTCATCGAGGTTGTACTTGGCAAGCAGGCGCATTTTATGAAACTCCGTGGTCTGCCTCTGTAAAGCGGCCTCCCGGTCGGTGATGTTCTGCTCGTACTGCTTGCGCTCGTACTCCTGCCGTTCCTCGGCTTTCATGTGAGCTTTCTTTTCGGACTCCAGTTCTTTCTCAAGCTCTGTGTTCCGACGGTTCAGCCCATCCATCTGTGATTTGTACTTCTTGTCGAAGTCGCTCTGAATCTCCGCCTTCATCGCGGCCAACTGTTCGGCCAGCGACGTTTCCTTCGGCTGCTGGTCAGGTTTCCCGGCATCCGGTTTCGGTTCGTCCATGTAAACTCCAATAAAAAAGCCGCCTTGTGGCGGCCTAAGATTAAGCGGCTATGCGCTTAGGTTATGCCTCGCAGACCGACGATGTTGAATGTCACCTCGTCCGTCAGCGGCAGGCTTGTACCCTCGTTTCCCGTATACTTTGCCACGATAGTCACCGTGCGCCTCGGCTTCTGCGGATCAGGGAGCGCCAAGTCGTTTGACGACAGCACAATCTTCATGGCCGTGGACAACGCAACGGCAATCGTGGATAGAGTACGACTGTTGACATGGTTGCCGTCCTCGTCAATCAGTTTCCACTTGCAACTATTGGGAGTCACCTTGCCCCCGGTAGCGTTCTTGCACGATACCGTGATGACGTAGGTGCCTTCCTCATTAGCCGCCGTGCTCAAGTGCGTAGGCATATTAAGTTCCTACTGCGGCGAAGGTATAGGTCACTTGCAACTTGTCTCCGCTGTCCCCGGTCTTGTCACCACCGGAGAACGCAGACCCCGACATGATGATGCCTTTCGTGGTGCCGCGAGCCTTTGTAGAACACAAGAACGCACCGCCGAACTTGGCGCTATCCTTGTTAATGGTGAAGGTGGCCTTAGCCGCGCTATTGGTTAGCGTCTGGCTGGAGCGGGTTTCCGTCCATGCAGGTCGCGTGGTTTCCGCATAGTCCGTGCTTTCTGTCCATGCGTGCGTACCCATCGTGTTGGCGGCGGCAAACGTCGGACCCGTGGAAGTCAACCCCAGGTACCAAGTACCCTGCTTGGTGCCGCCCGTGGTAAACGTCACATCCAGCATGTTCTGTAGTCCCTGGTCCGTGACAAGGTTGGTGCTACGAGAATCCCACTTGAAGTTGCCGTGTTTGTCATAGCACTCCGCGATAAAGATGCCGCCCAGTTTGACTTTACCCTGCGGCGCAATACTCTTACCCATACTCTACTCCTCAACTCGCCGTTACTATCGGCGTCTTGCCATTGACAACCAGTGTAGGCCGGCTGGCAGTAAAGGTTATTGTCGGCTCGGTGGCAGTCGCTACTACCTTAGGATGACCGAGCGTGAATGTCACTGAAGCACGATTGCCCGTGAATACTATTTTCAGCCGCCCAGAGTATACCCGGTAGGCTGCATCATCGAATGACGCGCTTTCGGAGATATCCCCCAATAGCGCCCAATACTTGTCAATCGTATCCGCAAGCGTAGCCGTCTCGGATACATGACCATCCAAAATCCATGATACCGCGCCGCTATCGGATACCGTTACACTCTCCGATATTGACGGTAGTTGAATCAGTGCCGCAAGGCCGGCATCGCTAAGCGTTATCCCTTCAACGACCGCCTCATCAAGAATCCCATCCAGGCCGGCAGTTTCCGATAGGGTAACTGTCTCGCTGAGCGTGATGCCTATTTCTTGTAGTATAGCGGCAACATCGCTTAATGTGGTGCTATCTGATACGCTTGCATATAACTCGGTTACACCATCCGCAGTATCACTAACCGTGGCAGTCTCGGATACCGTCCCCGATACTAGCGCCCTGGCTATGCTATATTCCAACCACGGCGCTACCCGCGCACGTGCGGCCTGGAACGCCGAGTACCACAGCATAACGTTACCTGGTCACGGTTTTCACAGTAACAAAGGTATCGTCCGAACCTCCTGTGGATTTCAAGCGGAAAGTCACGATAGAACCATTCATGTCCGCCGCCGCTGCATCCAACTGGTAGATCCCGTTGGCTACTTCCGCAATCGCCGAATCAGTAGACAAAGCCGCAAAAGTGGACCCGTCCAGACTCCGCTCGCCAGTTACCGTCAAGCCGGTTTTCCCAGTGTAGTGGTCAGAGCTGCCGACCATCAGGAACTCGATGTTGTTGAAAGCGGTGTTCTTGACCGGAGTCCCATCGTTCACGTCCAGGTAATCCGACCCGATGATGATGCTATCGTAGGGATTGGCCTTGACCACGTTCATGTTGAGGAACACCGGCAGGCAGGCCGTGGCCAACGCCGACACCACGAGCACGCCAGGCGTGCCGCTATCCGCTGTGGTCAGGAAAATGCGGTAGAACCCGTGCGCGGAGTATACACTTGCGTTGGTACACGCCTTATTCGCAAAGGCCGCGCCGTTCTTCGACAACTTCACCTTGGCCGTGGATAGCGTCTCACCCGTGCTGAGAGTCTTGCCATCGCTTGTCTTGACAAACGGACCCGCCACGATGACCGTGGTGCCTTGTTTCAAAAACATATATAACTCCTAATAGTTAGCTCGCGTGAATCGGCTCGGTGCGCCAAAGGAAGGCGGTGAGGTATATGTATTCGCCGTTGTATCATCTACTGACATATTTTCATTAATATAAGCATCGGGTTCAAATTCAATATCTCGCAAGGGATGAGGATAAGTATAAGGCGTATAATATGTTTCCCACGTAGAAGAATCAGTCGCTCTATACAATGTTCCCTGTGGACCTGCATCTGTCGCAAAATATCCAACACCGCCACCAGGATGATTGCGCCCCCCGGAGTCATTAGGATAATTCGCCGTTAACCAAGTATCAACATGACCTGATGCTGTAGCCAAGCCAGAGCTTGGTCGCGCTGCCAATAAACCCACGCCTATTCCCGAACTACCGTCGAATGAATCATTTAGTAAAAAATAATCTCGATCTTCCTGTATAAAAGCAGCACTACTCGATGTCGGCTCGGGCACAATTTCAGTTGTATTTCTTAGATTATTCCAACAATAAGTATTATATATCCCATCATATCCAGGCCAAGTTTCTAACCATGAAAAACGTCCAGGGCCATCTTCTTCATACATAGTCCAATCTAAAGATATACCAGCATATAAATTGAGTGTGTTATTAAATACAATCGATATACCGCCCCGATGATAAAAAAATCTCAATCCTCTCGTAAATGAAGTGGTTTGAGTAATAGTATTTTCATATATCTCTGTAAATACCGTTCCGCGATGATTCCCCGTACTACTTGCCGAACTTGGGTCTGTAGTCGCATCGATTACTGCTTGGTTTCCATGAGCGTCACATATTTGCATATATAAATTCTGATCGGCTAACCAATTTATAGTATTATGTCGGAAAACATATCTTCCGCCTTGTCCACCACTGATGACAGTTTCTACTCCTATTGTGCCAGTGATTATTATCGTATTGTCTTCAAAATAGACAGCATATTCCGAACCAAGCGATAGTGGAATTATAGATTGATCCCATGATCTCCAAAATGCACCATAAACTCCACCTGACTGCCAGCAATCATAAAAAGTGCAATTATCAACCAATCCAAGCGCCAATAATCCCCATTCGATAGCCCGCGACTTGCATTCTATAAACTTTATATTATAAATGCGAATATTTTTTGCCAATACCCAACCTAATGAAGCTGAATAAGCACGCGAAATATAAATACCACATCCATTCCATTGACCATCAATACTCATCCCATGTATTCGAAATGGATTTTCCACATCGGCATCAGGTACCGTGATGGCAATACAATATGCAGATGTGCTAGCTTGACCATTTAATATATTTGTAAGTCCTATCCCAGCACCATAAATATCAAGAGCTTTATTAATTGATAAGGTACTGTTCCAAGTCGCAGTTCCAGCAGGCAATATAACGGTATCTCCCGATGAGGCAGATGCTACAGCAGCAGCAACATCCGCATAACTAAGACTATCAGTAGTAATTATCGCCATTAATTATTTCTCATCCGCATATACTGCATCATGCTTTGTGGAACTATGCTTGAACCACCAATCGTAGCCAACTGGTCAGCTCCCGCATCCCAAGCCGTCCCTCGTGTCAAACCATGAATGTCATCCAAAAACAGTCCACTCCCGGGATTAACAACGGCAGCACCAATTAATTGACTACCTGTTTTTATAGTAAAATCACCACTTGCAGCATTTACAAAGTCATCTGACCAATCTGCATCATGTGCGAGGGCATTATCCCCATCACCATCGTCAGAAGCGCAATGGTCGATGGTTACAGTAGCCCCGGTAGTATCAAAATCATCATCATTACCGAATACAACACAATTTTTCAGTGTATGCGTTCCCGCATCAAACTCTATCCCATCAGTGACGCCACCGTATTTAGTACAATTGTAAATATATGCATTACCGGCTGAAACATACACTCCTCGGTTGTTGCCATTAAAAATACAGTTCCAAATATATGCAGTTATATCAGCATCCCACAATACTATGCCGTAAGAAGAAGCCATTCTGCAATTACTAATTTTCAACCAAGAACCAGCGGAGATTGTATTTACGTAAATAGAATATTTTGTATTATCACCGGTCATTTGTAATCCATCTATCCATACATGGTTATCCATGACCGTCAGAGCATGAGAAGCACCCCCATTTAGAATATATTTAGAAGTATCCCAAGAGGCAGCCGCAGCACGATTTGAGGAATTGGTAACTATTTTGATATAATAATCTGTACTGGTAGTAAAACCATTCAAAGTAGCCGCTGTAGTATCTGCTCCCCCAGACCAGTCGCCTTCTATGGAAATGGTAAGTATGCCCGCAGAACCAGTACCGCAGCAATCCGTGGTCAGATCCGCACCCAGAGCAACGCAGTCGGCTATGGCATCGGCCAGAGATGTGCTGTCTCCACCGCTCGGCTTGACTGTTCGAGTATAGTTACTCATCTATATTCCTTGCCGTAAATGTTCTTGCTCAACCCGCGTTCTTGCGCCCAATCCTTGAACGTAGTCCACTCCACCAGCTCGCCCTTGCCCTCGGCGTTACGTGCCCAGCGCGTCTTAGGCTCGTAGCCGGCTATCTCACCAGTGACACGGCACCGGCAGTTTGCAACAATAGCCATAATGCCGTTGACATTCTCGGGATTCTGCGCATAATAATATCCGTCTGGAGTCTGGAGGTTATATACATGTCCAGAAAAATCACGATTATCGATACTGCTTACCTCGCAAAACTCTATTCCGAACAATCCATCTCGGTTAAGCAGCTTGCCGAACGTTTCCATGTCTGCCGGCAAGTTATCACTCGTATTCTTATCGAGAATGGAATCCCCATCCGTAATCGCAGTGAGTCCATGTTTGTCAGAATGGCGCAGACCAGCCCCGCCGAGCGTTCCAGGCTCTCCGCTGCTGCCCATGCTGCCGTGCGCGGAATGAAGCGGTCCGAAGAGGAGTTGATTCTCCGAGCGCATCGAAGGTGCCGTATAATTGGCAAAGGCGAACTCCAACTCAGTGCTTGGCTCACTGTCCGTGGAATCCTTAATCAACCCCAATTGCCTGTCGGCAAATACAACATCGACATCGCCGCTCATCCCATCGCCGTGGAATTGAGTGTCAGCACCAATCATCCTTTCGGTAAGTCTCGATTGCGACAACGCCATGAAGACATTCTCGATGCTGGTTGGCATCCTCTGTACATCGCCATCAACAAGAGACATTGGCTTACCGAATCTGCCGCAGATTATATAGTCGCCCTTTTGAATCGCTTTCGCAGGCAACCACCCGCGCCCCGTGAGTATTGGGTGATTTGGGGTGACGGACAACCTCGTGCCTACCGCCGCCATCAGAGTAATTAACTTTCCCTCGTACCACCTTCTATATACTTTCTGCGGTTGCCCATAGATAACTGTGTCACCGGGGAAACAGTTGATAACCTCTTCCGGTGGCCCCTCAAGGCCAGGCCCACTCACCAATCCCCAGGAGGTATGAAACATGCCATTCTCATCGGCTACCTTGCCATCCATCTCGGCGTGCGACGGTCGGGTCCGGTCGTCAAGGGTAGCATCCCATACGTATTTGAGTTCCAGCCCCAAGTCCTCGGCCTTGGCATAGTTGTCAAGTTGGCCCAGTACCATGGCGCGGTGCCCCTCGGTCTGCGCTATCCTGCGTGCCGCCGCAGCGCTTTTCTCCAGCACGTCCACTTTGATAGTCTTGGCCATCTTCTCATAGCTGAAACCCTGGATAAGTCCCTGTGCTATGGTGCGGTCCATCTTCACGATGGCATCCTGCTTCAAGGTGCGAATGGCTATTTCTTGTAGCGAACGCCACTCGGGAGCCTTGACCGCCTGCTCTATCATCTTCTCGCTCACCAACCCCCACCGTGCGGACACCCCCGTGGACTGGTCTATCGCCCATGCGTGGAGGTAGAAGGATTCCTCGTACTGCACCTCGGACAACCGCTCGATCAGTTTCCCATTCTTGGATAATGTCGGCCCCATGATGCCTGTTATCTGGTCGTGGAGGTTCTTCAAACGGTGATACTTGGTCATCTCCGCATGAGTCAGCACCCCGCCCTTGGCGTACTTCTCGTATACCTTGGATAGTTCCTTCCGTATCTCATCCAGCGCGATTTTGTAGTTAATCAGTATCTTGCGTTCGGTGCGGGTCACTCCCAACCAGAGGCGGCGGTCAACCCAATCCTCCAGTTTCTTCAAATCGCGTGTCATTCATTCGACTCACGTTTTTCGCATCGTCTCACGGCGTGATAAAGTATCTCGTACAACCAGGCCGGCGAGCGCCACACAAACTGCGCGTACTCGCTACCAGTGTACGCCTGGCGCATGAACCGCATGTCTACCGGTTCCGCCGGCGCTCGCCAACTACTCAACCGGTTCCTCTTGTTTCGGCATGAGCGCAGCACGCGCCTCAAAGTTGTCAAGGTCTACTTGCGCCTGCGCTTCCTGCTCGCCGCGCAACTGCTCCAGTTCCGCATCCGCATCCTTGACGAAAGGCGCAAAGGTTTCTATCAGTGTCTTTTCGCTGATATGCCCCGAGAAGGCGGTGAAAGCTTGAGCGTTCTCCAGCATGTCCATCGGCTTGTTGCGGTGCATCTCGATCTCGATTTCTTCCGGTAGCCCGCGCTTGCCATCCCGGACTTGGAGCACCCCGTCAATCAGCCGGATACGGTCAGTGAGCGCATCACGGAAGTATGCCTCTTTGGTCGCCGCGATAAACTCAAAGTCATAGAGCAACTTGCTAATAGCCACACCCGATTGTGCCGTGCCGCTTATGGTGTCAAGGAAGTCTGGGACGTGGGACTGCTTGTGTATCTCCCGGCGTATCCACTCGGCCATGAACGCGATGAACTCATGGTTGATGTCCTTGGTTAGGAACTGCACCGCATCGTCCACGTCAAGGTTTTCAAAGGCGCGTTTCCATTTGATGTTCTTCGCATCCTCATCCGTGAGCGAGAATCCCTTGAGCAGTAGGTACGCCCATGCAAACCGGTCGAACTCGTTCATGCTATCGGACATGAGAACGTCATAGGCGTCTATCAAGGGTTTAACCGGTTCAAAGTCCCCTACCCGCTCCTCGTTGTTTAGGTACATCACCCATGGCACCCGACCGTAGAAGTGCGGCGTTTCCTCGGTCAGCGTCAGCATCTTGCCCTCGGCCTCGCGCTGGTAGTGTTGCACCACGTCCATGTAGTAGACGTAGACGTGTTGCGTCTCGCCGATGAAGTAGTGATACAGAACGCACACAAGCTCCGGCTCTACCTTGTAGTCATAGATAGGCACTACCCGCTCGGCGGGTATCTTGGTGAACCGGGGGATAGCCACGGGTCCAAGTTCCGCATCTTCCACCTTGTCAGTGTAGTGCAGCTCGTACCCTACCCCGTGGATGCTGGCCTCGATGCCTATCTGTGCCGTCTCGATGGGTTCCCGGTTCTTGTCGAAGATGTCCTTGAGCGTCTCAAGGTACCCTTCGTTCTCGCTTGAGTAGGTGATGAGGCCGGGTTTGTACATGTAGCCGGCCACGGTGGAGATAATCTTCCGAGCGTAGGGGATAGGCACCTTGTTATTCGGCGCGTTCTCATCCGGCGGCTCACGGCTCAAGATATAGGCGTTGTTTCCCTCGTAGTAGGCTTGGTTGGTGACGAATACCTTGAAGTCGAACTCTTGGAGGATAGTCTCGATATCTTTTGCCGACAACCGAGCGCCGGCCAGGTCTTTCTGTACGTACTTCACTTGCTTATCCCTTTAGGCCACACCCGCCGCCTACGGTGCGGGTGCCACGTGTTAATCAGTTCCCTATCGGACTCGTCTATCAGTGCGTTCATGCGCTCAGTCAGTTCCCGCGCCTTGTCCGCTTCGGCTTGCGGGGGTTTGGGTTTGGTTAGGTCGGTAATATCTCTCATAACCCCAGCACCGACGCGTGTTCTGTCACCCTACCACGCACGTTGTCCATCTCCATCACCATATAGCGGATAGTATCCATGCAGTTGTGAACGAGAATATTATTAGCGTAATACTCGTGCTGTTTATTAACGGTTAAATCGTAAACGTGACGCACATTTGCGGCTACAGCATTTCGTTCCTGAATATTTGTTAATCGTAAACTCTTTCCCGCAGGCCGCACAAGTCTTTTGGATATTATCTTTTCCGCTCTTTCGTCTCCAAATTGTCTTGCAGTTGTTACTGCAAAACTTTTGCATGTTCCCGACTTGTCCCTGATATTCCTTACCGCAAGTAATACAATATTTTTTGATGCGTTTACCAAACATCGTAGATGCCAAAGCATGTTTACTATGCCATGCTCGTCCGACTTTACTACGGTGCCATTTACTTGCCAGAGGTCTGATTTCTTCCAAGTGTTTCTTAGCTTTTTCTTTATTGTTTCTATGGTATTCCTTGGAATGCATCGACGCATGTTCAGGTTCAGCCACAAGGACAAGATTTCCAATCGCATTATTAGATGGATTGTCATCCTTATGGTGAACAACAAAACCTTCCGGAATCGGCCCCACTTCGCATTCGTATTTGTATCGATGTAAACTGAGAATGCCTTTCTTAATATGCTGTCCGCCTGGAACGAAATAGACTCTATCTTTTCTTCTGGTGCTTTCCGGATAACGCCGAAACTCGATACCGCGATAAACAACTCTTTCAACTTGCATCTTAGATACTCCTTATAATCTAATATACAAGGTGTATCGTATTGCGTCAAGAGGTCTATTTTGATATCCCCTTGCCCGGTTATAATTTTGTGATTCGGCGTACATTCCAGACGATTGCCATTGACCTGGTATTCTTTTACTTCTTTTTCTCCGTTATCATGCCAACGTAATACCTCATGGAAACCGTTACTTGTAAATACATAATCGCCGGCTCGTATGTCTTTTATTTGTCGGTATCCATTATAGGTCAGTATGCCGGTATTACCTACAAAACAGTGGTCATTCTCCTTGACCGGCTCTTCCTTGTCGTTCCGGCCTTCCTTGCTCTCTTGCCACCGGTAGGATGAAAACTCCTTGATAGTGTTGATGCACCGCTCGTTGATCAGTAGCCGTGGCCAGTTATCGGCTTGTACCTTCAACCGCGCCTTGGTGCGCTGGATGCCAAGTATCACATCCTTCTGCGCGTTGCGTGTGTAGATCCCGCACGCCTTCAACTCTGCCTGGTCCTGCGCGTCATGGTCGCTCACCGTCCACAAGTAGTGGTGGTTCTCGGCGTTAATGATGGCGGCGTGTTCCTTGACCAGCATCCGTGGCCGGTAGTGCTCCTTGTAGATAAATAGCCTATTGTCCTCGTCTATCGCACCCCACAGACACACAAACGGGTTGGTGTACCCAAAGTCAATCCCGCGAACCCTCGGCCAACTCTCCGGTAACGGTCGGTCTTGATAGATGTGCTGATTCCGGCTGAACTCCAGATACACCAGCCCTTCAAATGCTACGAACTCGCCTTCTATCTCTTGCTTGGCAAACTCCCCGGCGTAGTTCGCCTCAAGGTCTGCAAGGTACTCAGCGGGAAGGTACTTATTATCCCTTGTGGAGGAATGGAACAGCGCGTAGTTACTGTTCCCCCGCTCTACCCAGTACTTGTAGACCCAGTTGAACCCCGCCGGGGTGGTGGTTATCCATGCTTGCGGCTGTGTTCCTTCGCGCAACCGGCCCAAGATGATACGCCAGACATCCTCGGTGTGGATGGTAGCCGCCTCGTCCACGTAGGCCCAGTTCAGATTCACGCCGCGCAGGCGGTCTGGCTCGTCCGCGCTGCGGAACAACACTTGTGCGCCGAACACGTTGGCGCTGTTCTCCGCCTTGTTGAACGTATAGGGGTAGTTCCCCTTTTCCAGTAGTTCGAAGAACGTCTTTTGCGTCACGTCCCGCAACATGGGGAACGTAGGCGCTACTATCATCCCATCTTGACCGGGAGCGCACTTTTTCAGTGCCTTCACACATCCGGCGAACGTCTTCCCGCTCCCCAGTCCGGCCACGTAGGCCGTGTACTTGACCGGCGAGTGGATAAAGTCAGCTTGACGGGGTAGGAGATGTAGTTTCGGTAGTCTCTCCAGGGTTAACAAAGATAAGTCCTACAGGTTCGTCCCCGCCGCTCACTTCCACAGCCTGCCGGGGTTTCCCCAAGAATCGGTCTACGATATAGGCGATAGCAGTCATGTTGCCATCGGCGGCCAGCTCGTGCAGTTTATCGACCACCTCTTGAGCGCACACGGTATCGGCGTATTTCTTGGCAAGGAGTGGGGTAAATACGTCTTTAGGCCGCCCGCCTTTGTTGATTAATTCGGGGTGTTCCTTAAATCCACCCTTGCCAGTGGGATTCATCCTGATTTAACCTGATGTGTGGTTTTCTATACAGTCTATTTAAGACATGCAATAACTGACTTGAATGTTATCGCCCACTACCGCCACATTACCCGTATTGCCGTCAATAGTGCAACTTCCACCAGCAGTATACATTGGAACCCAAGTGGTTACACAAGGGATAGGGGTTGTATCATACCAATATCGCCAGTAAGGGTAATATGGCACGTACTCTTTAATCACCCGCTCGCCGCACAAGTCATTAAGCAGTTTCCGCAATTCCTCGGCGTCGTTTTTGCTCAACTCAATCTCAACGTCCTTGACTTTGATTTTTAGTTTGACTTCCATGGCTCCCTTCTTATCGCTTATTAAACTTGTTATATCGCCTTGTGGCGGCCGTGCTGCGGTTGTCACGCCACATACGCATCCAATACCGGCCCCCCTTGGTTTTCTTTACCTCAATAGTATGTACTAGCCCACAGTCGCAGCAAGCTATTCTCATATTTTGCGTGAAAGGGAACCACTGGCCGCCGGTTATTTCATCTTCAGGCTGTATCATGCAATAAGACGCCGGGCGGGAGGGGGAGGAGGGATAGCCCGCCGCCCGGCTATGTAATGGACCCATACTCGGGGTCCGTCGAGTACAAAAAAACAGGCGTGAGAGTGCCGTGCAGCCTAAAGCAGAGAAGGTCCCCGTTGGAGCGCAAACAAGGCCACTGGGAAGCTTCTTTATCCACCCGGCGCACACTCTTGCACGCCCGTAGATTTAATTATATCACATTTACACCATGATTGGTGACATGTTTTATAAATTATTTTTCCGGGTACGTATAAAATATCTTCTTCTCCGGCACGTCCTTTGTATTTCTGTATTTTTCTTTTTTGCACTATAGGCCCAATATCGACGCCTATAGCATAATTCAGCATAAAGACAACCTAATGCATAATAATAACTATCAGTTAGCCCCGAATCTGCCATAGAAATTGCTATCCATGCGCTTGCAAGTAAATCCTTCTGACAATGTATGGGTTTTGTAAATCGATTAACTGATAAAATTAACTGTTTACGCAATTCATGGTGAGTAGCAAAGAGTAAGTAGAACTCCTCGCCACTCATTCATTCGGCCCCTATCTCCTCAATCAATCCATGCTTTTCCAGTATTTCCGCCGCCCGCTGGATATCCTCAAACGGTATGCCGCTGTCCTCCGCAACTTGTAATAAATTGCAAGGTCTGGATAACACCCACCGCATGGCGGTTACCTGGCCGGGGAACTCGTACAACCCCCGCCGGCCCAGCATCGGCTCCCCATGGCCGTACATGCTCTGGAAACACCGGTTGCCTTCCCATATCTGCACGATGCGGTACAAGGTGTCGATGGTTTCTTGTAGGTTCTCGAAGGATATGAAGGACTTATTGTCCATCGAGGTGTGGTATTCGGGATATTCCCCCGGCGCGGAGCGCATGATACAGCCGATGGGTAGGTCGATAGCCGGCGAGTTGTAGTGCCGCTCATCCGCTCCCCGGTTTGGGAAGTAGTCTCGCACAAGGCCGTGAATTAGATACTCGGCCACCTCGTCGGTTTCATGCACTCCCCACCGAGTGCGCTTGTATTGGAGCGGCGCACGGCTCCCGCAGCACGTCACCTCATACCCGCCGATGCACTTCTTAATGGCCTCCTCATGCTCGGATAAATAGGCAAGGCATCCTATCGTCTCTGGCACGAATATGAACCGATAGGTGAACCGTCGGTCAAACTCATCGGCCAACATCTTCTTGGCAAGGAACGCCAGCGCCAGGGGTCCGCTTAGTTCGTTATTCGCCATCGACGGGTGGCAAGTATAGGTTGAAAACCATATCTCCTTGTCGGTTTTTCCAGGTATCACCAAGTCCGAGTAGGTCATCGAGCCGTCTTTCAACTCCGTGTCCATGACCACCCGATACTTGCCCGGCTTCATTTGCAAGTGTTGATTGTAGGATATGCAGAATCCCCACGCCGGCTTGTAGTAGCTTGTAACGTACGGGATGGCGTACGGGTAGGCTTCCGGCCCGATATGGAGGTGTTTCTCCAGTTCTCCCTTGTCCAGCTCCCCGTAGAATGGCTCGGAGTATCCTACGACGTGAAGGTTGTTATCCTTGGCATCTATCCATACCCGGCCATCGGGTCCGTATATCGTCGCTTGATGATATGTCCACTCTTTGGGGACATACCAGTCATAGACCTTAGTGCCGCTCGACACCTCATGTGTCTCAAGCGGCGCGATACCCGACAACATCCGGTGCGTGACTCTGGACCCCAACCCGGTTAAAGAGCGGCAGTAAGGCCATAGTTTGTCAAACTTTTTCTCAAGCTCGCTATGGCTATCGGTATGCGTTATCTTCCCGCCGTTCAGTAGGATGGACTGCTTGATGGAGTGGAACACTTCGGCCATGTCCAGTAACCGGAACTCCCCATACTTATCGAATCCCCGATCGAACTCGAACAGGTCCGTTTCCACCCCATCTTGACGCACGTACATGGAGTACCCGCCGAAGTCTTTTTCCCACCTCCACGGCACTTGCAGAATCTGCTCTACATGGTGCGCGAAGGTCAAGGAGTGCTGCGCGTCGATGTTCACCAGAAGCATCATGTCGATAACGCCGAACGGTGAATCCCACCCAAAAGATTTCTTGTTTGTCAGGCCGCACAAGTAGGCTTTCTGCACTCCCCACACGGCGAACGAGTAGATAGGGTGCTGTGTCCGCTCGAAATCACTCCGGCGCAGCGCCATGGCCCCGAGCGCCCCGGTGCGGCTCGGCGTCCGTGCGATATCAAATGGCTCGCCCTTGCAGTAGTCCCAGTTGTAGGTAGGGAACATGAGCGTACCCTTGTAAACCATCTCTTGTAGCTCATCGATGAAGTCATTCAGGACATCACCCTCCTCGCCTTCGTACAGCCAGGGGATGGTGTCCGAAGCTACCAGTAGGATGCAATCAGACGGGATGCGACTTTTTATAGCGTTCGGTAGGCGGCAAATCTTGGACGATTTCGACTCTGACCGGACACTCCCACTTGTTGAGTTTACTTCTGCAATATCTAATGATTTCACTCTCTGTTATCTCCCCGGCCACTTTGGCCGCCACGGCTTGACCCATAAGCGGATTTTCTTCGCCATAGACGACAGCATCACGGACACCAGGTATCTCAAGCAGGACGGATTCCACTTCCACGGGGGAGACTTTAACACCCCCGACATTAATAGCCTCTGATTCTCGACCCAGAAAGTGTAAGTATTCTCCCCGCTTCTCAACCCTATCTCCAGTACAATACCACCCGTTAGAATCGAATGGAGAAGGCGCATTAAGGTATCCAAGCATAGAAGTTGCAGAGTTAACCCAAAGGATACCCTCCCGGATTTCAGTTTCGTATCCGTGGCCTCCCACTTTGACCCACACCGAATCAGATGTCTCAGATTGAGTGCCGAGTATGCCGACCTCCGAGAGTCCGTAGGTTTGCTTGAAGTTGACTTGCGGGAGGATTTCGCGGCAGGCTTGGAGGGTTGCTTGCGGCATCGGTTCTGTACCATACGTCACCACCTTTAGACTTGATAGGTCGTGCCTTTTGTAGGCTTGCGAATACAGGAGCATCCGAAGGAAAGTCGGCGTTGTAGGAAGTAGGTCAGCCTTCTCCCGCTCGATTGCGGCGCACACGGTATCCGGCTGACGGTCCTCGATGTATATGGGTACTCCTCCGGCAGAGAGGGTATAGAATAGGGTATTCCAGCCGCCGATGTGGTCGAACATTAAGAACATGATGGTGCGGTATGGTTTACCCCCGTGGAACTTGGAAGAGAAGCGGATGAAGTCATGCAGAGCGGCTTTCGGCGCTCCCGTGGTCCCGGAGGTGAAAAGGACAAAGCCGGGGTGGCCTCCCAGTGATTGAATGGCCGGATGATTCTCCATCACGGCTTTGTCGATGATAGATAACTTCTCCTGCACTCCTCGGGTGGTGGGAGACAAGGGGACAACGATATTGCCGTAGGTTAAGGAGTGCTGGAGCTGCGCCACGGACCCCTCGGACCACTCAGAGCGGATAGGGATTATCATGATGCACCCTCAAGATAGCCAAGTAGTTTTTTAGCCCATTCCAGTGTTGCATCGGATTTCATGCGATTGCACTTTCGACATAGAATGCCGATGTTTTCCAGAACATAACCAAGATTGGGTATACGCCTATCGATCTGATATTGCGTCTCGGTAAAGCCTGGCTTCTTTTCGAGCCTTGTTCCGCATAATTCGCAGTAATCCGTCTGCTCGACTTTCTGTATGAGTTCTTCTTTGCTGACTGAAAAAGGAATCCCAGATTGCTTACACTGTTTTCTGTGCGTATACCACAAGGCGGCTATCCTTTTCCTTGGATTAGCCCTAATCTTCGCCGCCCTTCTGCTCTGCCAACATTTCCGACACATCGTGGAACAACGGCCACCCGTCGGAGTTGTTATCATCCAAAATCTCTTGTCAAAACGATCATGTACTCTTCCGCAATTTGAGCATGCCGCTGTCACGACACTCCCCCCAAATAGATCACTTGTCCCGTCACGTAGTCGCTCTCCGCTCGCACGAAGAAGTCCACCACGTTGACGATATCCTCCATGGTTGCCATACGGGGGATGGCTTGCCGCGCAAGGAGTGCGTCTATCTTATCTTGCGGCATCTTCCCCAATAGCGCCGTCGGCGTGGGTGTCGGCCCCACGGCGTTGACGGTGATTCCAAGCGGCGCAAACTCAAAGGCAAGAGTGCGGGTAAGCGATTCCACCGCCGCCTTGCTTGCCGCATACACCGCTTCCCCGGGTAGGTTCCACGGGACCGCCGCCGAGGTGAAGTTGACTATCCGTCCGTGGCCGCCGCGCAGGATACGTGCGAATGTCTGGCACATGAACACCGTGCCGTAAAAGTTAGCGTGGAGCACGTTCTCTATCGACCAGATAGGAGTCGTGAGGAAGTGATTCATGCACGCCGCGCCGGCGTTGTTAATCAGTACGTCAAGGTTGCCGTATTCCTTCCGCACGTACTCGGCCAGGCGGGTAACATCTTCCTCGTTCCCTACGTCGCAAACCCGGTAATCCCCCATGCCGACTTGTGTACGGCCGCAGCCGATAACATCATGGCCGAGTGAAAGATAGTGTGCGGCAAGTGCCTCACCGATGCCGCGAGTGGTGCCAGTAATGAGGATGGTCACAGTAAACCTCCTATGTACTCTGCCATCGTCCCGATTGTGCGGAATGGATTATCACCCCGAGTGAACACCCGGCCACTGGTAAGTAGTTTCACCACCTTGCCGGTCTGCTTGAATATCCCGTCCTCGACGAGTATCACTAGCCGCACGAAATCCATCGAGTCCATCACTTGACCATGGTCGTGGTCCATGATGCCGGTATCGGGAGTGAGCAGCGTCCAGTGTTTGTCCTCGGAGATTTCGTTAATGGTTTCGATGCAACTAATGATGAGCGCCACAAGGTCTATCATGCCTTCCCCCTTAGCATCTGATACTTGAACTCGGCCAGACCCCAGTCCTCCGGCTCGTCGATATCCACCGCCTCTGGTTCCGGTATAATCACCCCGGCCATGTTCTCTTGCATGAAGGTATGGTGAACAAGTAAGGTGGTCCGGCGCGCCCAGAAAAACTGGCCGGCGTGGTAGTAGGAATCCGGCCACATGTTGCTCCGCTCCTCGTCGTACTCCGGGAACCGGCTCAACATCCTATCCCCCCGGCGCAAGAGCGCACGCTCCAGGTGCGGTCCTCGGAACACCGGACACGCTACATCAAACCCTTTGCCAAGCAGTTTGTAGCCTTCTACGATGGATTCTGACTTGATAAACGGCGAGCAGGCATAGAGCATACACACGTAGTCGTATTGCAGTCCCGCCGACCCCTCGGCCCGCAACACGTCAATCACCACGTCCACCATCGGCACATGGTCGAGCGCCAGCTCCGCAGGCCGCTTGTAGTAGATGCACCCCAACTTTGATACATGTCCGCCGATGCGGTTGTCGTCCGTGGAGACAATCATGCGCTCAAACAATCCGGTAGTCTTAGCCGCCTCGATGGTGTAGTCAATCACCGGTTTGTCGAAGAATGGCCGGATGTTCTTATACGGGATGCGCCGGCTACCGCCGCGAGCAGGAATCACCGCAAGACTACGCATCGCCATATTCCTTGGGAATCCGATTGTCGGGTACTAATCTGGAGTTGCGGTAAAAGTGGAAGTACAGCGAGGAGTGATACTGGCCGTTGTAAAACTTGCGGTTGGGTAAGGTTGTCAGGTAGCCGTGGCGTTCCGTCACCAGTTTGCGCCAGAACTCCGTGGCCGGACAGGAGAAGTAACACTCACCCCATACCCCATCAAGGTTGAGATAGTTGAAGGCTTGGTCGAGAATGGCGTCTACCGCCGCTCGACCCAATCCCTTCCCCCGGTGGTACGGTGATATCAGTAGCGATATCTCCCCGAGCCGGTTCTCCCACTGGATGTTCTCGATGCCTCCCATGCCGGCAAAGTGCATACAGCGTTCTGGTTCTAAATCTCCACAGTCCCACCACAGACCCCAATAGCGCGTGGTGCTATAGCGATTACAAATCACGGTGCGATAGTAATCATCTTGTTGTTTTTCGGTGAGCATGTACGGCGTGCGGAGCGTTTCCATGGATGCGTTGCGCCATAAGCGGATATCCTCCATGTCGTCCGAGGATAAAGGCCGCAGTTCAATCTTCACGGAACAACTCCTTCAACTGCTCCGGTGTGCTTGCAAACACTCCGGCATCCAAGCCGGTGGAATCCGGTAGTTTGTAGTGCCGCTCGTATACCCACGGCTCGTACTCCCCGAATAGTCGCAGGTCCGGCGAGTGGTCACTAATCCCCCCCGACAACGTGCCGCCGAACATCGTCTCGTACACCGTCTGGTTCGCCGGGTAGTCCGGCACGCAACACAAGAAACCGAACCGTTTCACCGGCCACATCTGCGGAATAAACTGCCGCCAGTTCGGGTCGGGTATGCTAACGAACACTTGTAGGCCGTCCGGGATTTGCGTAATCATCGGGTACAGATATGGCCGGCAGGCTATCTTCACCGCCGTCAAACCCAATCCTTGATAGCCAAGCAGGAAATCAAGTGACGGTTTGTCAAAGACCGATGCGAACGTGAGCACGTCCCGTCCCATGGCATATTTGAAAGCGAAATCAAATACGTCATGGTCAAGCGCCTTCACGGGTGCCGGCACACTGACGAACAGTTGCCACTTGATCATCACCTCATGCCGGCCAGTCTTTATCTTGAGCAACTCGTCAATCATGCGCTTGACGTAGTGCTTGTCGTTCTTGCAAGTCTCACCGGACCCGAAGTCAAAAATAAGCAGCGACATGGTTCCTCCTTGAACTATGACTTATCCCACGGCTAGCAAAATAATAGTGCGCCACGTAAGTCGGTTGGTTAAACCGTTCATCTTGCGGTTTCATCGCGCCGAGAACTTTCTTTTTCCCGACATGAAGCAACCTCATTATCTGCTCGATAGACAATCCCGAATCGGCGAGTCTCAGTATCGCCCGAATCTTACTACCGGTTTTCTTATACTGCTGACCAAGCCCTTGCTTATGCCTCGCTTTTATCTCGGCTATCTTGTTGTATTCAAACTCCGTCCATTCCACGTTCAACCCCTCCCCGTAGTTAGCAGTCAAACAACCCCCCCAGTTACCACAGCGCTATGCCTTCCTCGCTCAACATCTCGTGCAGTTTGTCCCGCACCTCCTCCAGCACTTCTTCCCGCTCCTCGGTGTGCTCCTTGTACTTCACTTCCCCACGCAACCAGTTGTCAAAGTCGGTGACCACCAGCCGCAGCGACATGCCTTGCTGTGCGGCCTCCCACTCCTCGCGGTCGTCGGGTAGTGAAAAACGTAACGTGGCAGTCATGGCACCTCCTCGTCTCTATCGCGCTTGCAGGCCAGGCACACGCTCCCGGTGTGCGTGTTGACGACCTTGCAGTGTGGACACTCCCAGCCTTTTGGCGGTGGTTTCGCTCGTGGCACTACACCGCATTTCTCGACAACCCAGTTAAGAATGGCGTGGTAGTCCGACTTGTACTTGTAGCCTTTTGCCGCCTTTGCGGAGTTCAAAGTGGCCACAAGTTTGTCGGCCATCTCGCCGCCGTAGTTCTTGCATAGCCGTTCGTACTCTTCGACGGTGAGCAGCACATTCTCCGCATATGGTTTCTTGAGTGCGTGAGCACTCATTGCAGTGGTATTTCTATTCTCTTCTTTTCTATTCTCTTCTATTAGGCGTGAGTCCTCAGTGAGTACTCCGTGAGTACTCATTCCATCCGGCGGCGGTGGGAAATACGATGGTGTGGGACGGTTTATCTTTTGGTAGCGGTTCCAGTTCGGGTGGTAAAGGTATTCGGTGCCGTCTACTTCATACCGCACGACTAACCCGATTTCCTCAAGCCTCGCCATGTCCTTGTCAAACTCTTCCTGGGTGGGTCCGTTAAATGGGTAGATGCGAGCCTTGTACATGGATGGCGTGTATTTCAGCCGTCCTTCATCGTCGGCGCATGAAATCAAGTAGATGTATGTTTTGAACTGCGCCGGAGTCAGTGACATGGCCTGCACACTGTCCCATATGCCGGGGTCAATCATGCGTTTGCGTGGCATCAGTTCTCCCTCATTACGCTATTCCTAATTCTGGTTGACTCATGCGTAAGTGATGTACACGGAATAGTTCATCTATTGGTTTCAAAGTATCCGGATCGACATTCATCATAAGAATGCTTTCCAGCATGGAAATGTTTATTTGTTCTTTATCCCATTCAATCCATTTAGAATTGATAGGGTCTGTATTTTCGAAACGAAGAACATGGATGCCGAACACCCAGAAATTGACATATCTGTTATTCCTGGTGGACCAAACCTTCCGTGGAGCATAGCCACTGGCTTCATGCATCTTTTTCTTTGTAGGTGTTTCTCTACGATTGCGGATAACTTGATTTAACATGTAGAGTGAATCCCTTTGAGAATCAGATAGATTTGCGCCATGTTCCTTGTGTTCTACCAACATCATTAGTTGGATATCCCTACCGGTTTTGCTTCTTTTGAATCGATGGAAAAGCATGATTTCCGGATCGGAATCAATATCGTCTACACCCAAGCCAAGGTCCGACCGCATTCTCGGATTGTTTCTAACCCAGCGCTGAAAATCAGATTCCATTGTTATTGAAGCATGGCAAATGGGACATTCTACTCTTCGTGCGAATCCCCTCGTCATCCCGCAAGCCGCCTTTGTGCTTCGGCTACGGTTGTTTCATCTATTTCAAATCCAACCCATTTTCTGCCAAGTTTTTCCGCCGCTTTGCCAGTCGTGCAACTCCCCGCAAAAAAATCGACTACCGTTTCACCTGCTTCGGTGAATGATTCAATAAGGAGTGCGGCTTCCTCTTCCGCCTGTTGCCATTCATGAGCATCCTTCTCCCGGCCACCGCCGATAATTACGTCACCAAGAATACGAGAGACATCTCCCCGAGTACCCTTAACCATCCATATGATTGGTTTCCAATTCGCACGGACGCCGAGTTTCCGAAGAAGGTTTGCATCTCCAGAATGCTGTAGACAGATTGTCCACCAGTAACGAAGATGTCTCTGTAATTCCTCGCCTACTTCAAATAGGTACTTCTGTCCCGAATAGACGAGCATGCTCCCGCCAGGTCGTAGGATTCGTGCGGCTTCCCGTGCTGCATCATCAAATAGTCGCACCGACCCAGCATCATAGGGAGGATCAGTTAAAATAAGATGGACCGACTCGTCAGGGATTAATTGCGGACTTAACTTTCGGAAGTCACCACGGTGCAGACCCTTGACGGTCTTAGTTTTCTGGTGCAGCTGTTCGCTGCGCTCACGTTCGCCACGTTCTCGGGTTGCCGCCGTTACTACCTTCTTTTCGGATTCCCTCGCCACCTCCGAACCGGACACGACTAATGGATTGGGACGGATAATTGGTGCACTTGCACCAGAAATGGCTTCTAATTGCTTATGCTGTATAGTAGGTCTTGGTGCATTTGCACCAAGATCCCTTGCAATGGTTGCATGATTTACTCCCAGCGCATGAGCCGTAGCTCGCTGAGTTGCCTGTAATTCTTCAAAACGGCGTGACAATTTCTTGCGTCTATCAACAGCTATTTTGAATTGCGAAAGATCTATACTGAGGGCAAAATCATTAATATCACTGAATCCGTCGCCGACTTTTTGCCATCGATTATCTTCAAGTAACCATTCAAGCCCTATGCAGGCCCGCTCCATCGTATAACCCGTGATGTGCACAGATTCCAATAGACGGCCATAAATCATGTCTGCTGATTCGTGTAATGATTTGTCTTGCAAGTTCCCCTCCCAGGGCACCGTGTGCCTTTACAACTGGGTAAGGGACGTGGTAGGTTTATCGTGGTGTCGAGTGGCCTACCGTGGCCCTCACCCGCCGCCGTCCGGTTGCGCTAACAACCGGCGGCGGTTCTATTTATACATATATGCACAGATAAAACAACATTGTACTTTAGTTTTCCACCAGCTCCGCTTGTTTCGGCTTCTCCAACCGTTGCCGTGCCGATGCTACCATCCCCCGATACCGGGACACCTCCGTCTGCAACCGCTGCCGCTCCAGCTCGCTCTCGGCCAGCGCTCGGCGCA